ACGGTTTCAGCCTCGTCTAACCCTATTATCATTGGAACTCCAGTGCAATCATTCTTGAGAGCACCCATGGAATCTTGATGTAGTGATATTTCTTCAATGTTGTCAACTGAAAAATCAAACTTCCACACGTTGTCAACACACACCGGAGTTGATATATCGTATGGCAATGATCGCAGTGAAATTATTTGATTGATTGTTTCCCAGTTTCGTTGCTTGTTGCGAGATCGAGTCCAAGAGATTAAATCTAGTACTACCTTCCCGCTGGCATCAGTGAAAGGTATAATAGATGATTTGTAATGACTCTTGACCCCAGTAGCTGTGATATCAAACAATGTTTTGCATGTTATTCTCTGAGGCATTTTAAAATCTGTGGTATCATATTGTCAGTATTTAACGGCCAAGAAAAACCCCGGAATAAATCCGGGGTGGTAATCAACACATGTTTGATTAAGCGAGTTTGAAGCCTGGGTTTGTGACCAATGTACCAGACACGTTAACGCCTGTTACAGTACCATTGCTGGCTGTGATTTGCACGTTGCCTAGAGCTTGCAAGCTGGCCTGCAAAGTAGCCGCTGTCCATGCACCACTTGGGTAAACACCAACGGACAGTTGACCTGTACCGTCGCCTTCGACTTGGTAGAAAGCAATAGTAGCTGTTTTCTGGATGTCTTGGTTCAATTGAACCACAACACCAGGTGTGAACACGCCACCGCTGTACACGCCAAGTTGATCGCGTAGATCAACTGCGGAGGCTGAACCGTCTTTGACTAGAACCTTGAAGTAGTCTAGTTTTGGGCCTGCCATTTGCACAAGTGCATCTGTAGAACCAATGTTACCGGTCTGAGGACCGTTGCTGATGTCTAACGCAAATACTGGTTGTGCGTCACCATTGAAGGGTGGAAAATATGCCATTTTAAAAATCTCCTAAGTTAGTGGCCTCATTGGGCCTACTTTTATTTAGTCGATTCCTAAAAAAATAGTTATCTGGGATTGTTTTGTTGAGCATTTCCTGCTGAAAATACTCCGCGATTTACCAGTTTAACAAGGCCAGTTGGCGTGGGTACTACAAACCCTTCACCTTCGGCTTGCCCGGCAGTGCTTTGCTCAAGCCCTTGCACTTGTTGTTCAAGTTGCTGTGCTAGATTTAATTTTAAATTGTAAATTGAGTTCCAGATTGCCAACAGGCCTAGATGCGCAGGGCTGGGTACTGGTTTGTTATTGGCATCCAACATATACAATTTGCCTGGCACATTGCCAGTACTGGCGTTGTATTGCCCATTGGTGTCAGGGTTACCAGTTACTAGCTCACTGTATTGTCGGGCACTGGCCTTGGTTTTCATCCAGTTGGGCATGCTGAATGTTGTGCCGCCAATTATGCGTTGATTAAAATAAGTCTGCATTTGTGCTCGTGTACTAGCTGGCAAGGAATTCAACAGTTGGTCCACAGCCGCACCATATGTGCTGACTGCTTGTTTGGCAGCAGTGATTAGGTTAGCCGGAGACTTCAACGTAAATGCAATGCCAATATTGGGTTTGATAATGTCAACTCCACCAGGTACATTTTGTAAGCCTTGACCGTTCCAAGTCTGTGCTTGTTGATCGCCCAAGTTGGCAAACTGTTGGTGTACTACAATCCCGCCAGTTTTGCCAGGAATGGTTTTTCCAAGCTCACTGTTGGCTGGTATTGAATACTGCACAAGGTTGGGCTTGAACACATACTTGCCACCTTGTGGTTGTAGTTCTCCGGCCCACATCAAGTCTCCCCAGTAAAACCCCGGGCCCACTGTGGCCGCATCCAGGCCTGGCCATATGGCTTTGATCTTGGGGTATAAATCGGGTCTTAGATTACCGGACTTTTTCTGTTGATCATACTTGACCCAGTCCTCGGGGCTTTGTGCTGGGTAGTTGGCATCAAACATGTACTTGTCCATGACTGCTAGTCGGCCATTGGGCAATCTACCCCAAATCAAGGCAGGTTTGCCATCCCATTTAATGGTGGTTTTGCCAGCACTGGCAATGGCGCCTTGCAAGTCTTGTATGGCCTTGTTTGCGGCTGCACTTCCTCCCAAGAAGAAAGCATCCTCAGGGTGCGGAATTCTTGGATCTTTTTTCTTAACTGGGGCTTCGTCTTCAATGATGATATGGTAGCCCTGATTGACAATTCTATCACGCAAGCGTGCCATAAACCCAACTTCGCTTTCTTGTACTTGTCCTGGCTCTGACAATCCTTCTCTAGCAAGGTATTCGCGGAAGTCTGCGAGTTTAGCATCACGATTTGGATCCTTGGCAAGAGCTTGGTATATAGTTTCAACGTTTTTAAGACTCTGTCGATCATGTCCTTTGCCCAACAACACACTGGCCACATAGTCGGGGTCCATGCCTCCGTCCACAAGTTGATTTGTACTACGGCTAAACATGCCGTTGGCACCAACCTTGAGTCCCAGTTGCTTGGCAATTGAACTCATCAAGATATTTCTGTACACACCTTTGTAGGCGCTGTCTGTGCCGCCTGCATAGAAGAATTGTCCCCAGTCTAGGTTAGGGAAAAACATAAAATCTGTTTGCACATAACCATTCTTGGGATTGCCAGCAATGGGAGTTTTAAAGTGCACTTCGCCTTTTTTAACAACCCATTCACGTGGATCAAGCCCTTGGCTTTGAATATACTGTGAGAGCTTGGCGGCCAATGCATCTTTATTCACTGTGTTGAGATCCACTGCAAGATCCAAATCACCCGAAGTGGCTGCCTTGCCTGTGCTACCCAACCACTTGGTGGGAGTCTTTGTGGCTGAGTCAATATCCTTGCTGAAATCAACACCTGTTACTCCCTCAATCCATTTGATGGTAGCAGGCACATCAGCTCGGTTTATGCGCTGTGTTAACGGTTGTCCCTGGGCATCTTTAAAGACATTGCCGCCTTCATTGATCTGCATCGGTACGCCTTACAGTACGTGTGAATTTAGCAGGGTCTCGATCCCTGATTGCGTTTAGCAATTTTCTTGTGAGATTTTCAGCCTGATCTTCGGGATACGTGCTTTCAATTTGTTCCAGCAAACGGATGGCAGACGAAATTACATTTGATGCACGGCTTTCAATGATGAACTTTCGATCTCGATCAGCATACCGATCTTGATAGATGCCATCTAACTCTTCTAATATACTACGGGTTTTTTTCTGCATTTTTTTATCAAGCCTTTGTGTTATATTTAGTAATATCTGGTAAGGTTGTAGTCAATATTACCCAGTTTTAATTTTGCTTAATAATTGTTTTAGTTTGGCGCTTTGCACTTCGCCATCTACTTTAGCGGGCTGTTCCCAGGCCGGAGTTCCTGTGGCTTTTTCCCAGGATTTATTGGTTGGTGTATTTCCTTCTAGGCTATCTGCTGCCTTGGCTATGCTCTTGGCCTTGATACTTTCCATGATGGAACTTTGTGGTCGATTATAACCATTTTCGTCCCCGCCTTCGTCGGTGATGCGCATGGTTTCAATGTTGTATTCCAAGTCAATTTTCTGCCCCACACCAGTTGAACTACGACTCTTCATACATTGAATTTGATACTTGCCCCGCTCTTTCATTGAACGACTTGTAAAGATACCAAACACATTATCTGCTGTGTTAATTTTAGAGATACCCCCTGAAATATGACTATGATCAAATTCACTTTCTTCTACGGCACTGCGATTCAACTGTGATGCTGTGACCATCAAGATGCCCAGCTCTTTGGCCAGGTTGCGCAATTCCTCTGACACATACTTGTCCTTGACAAACAAGTCATTGGGGCTGACTTTGGCACTAACAGGCATCAGCAAGTCCAAGTAGTCAATCATTACAAAGTCGACTCGCTTGCCTGTTTGAATTTGATACTCTTTTAAGTATGCTCTAATATCATTGATGTTGCTTTGTGCCGGCAATCCCTTAACCTGATAGTTGCCCGACTTCTTGGACACCAATTTGACTTTGAGTTCGGTGGTATCAATGTCCTTGCGAATGTCTTTGGTGCTCATGTTTGTTAACATAGCATCTGTTCGCAAACTTGTAAGTTCTTCACTCAATTCCAGTGTAATGTATACGCCACTAAGCCCTTGCTGTAGCCAGTTAAGAGCAATGTTCATCATAACCAGCGACTTACCTGAACCTGAACCACCCGCAAAGATGTTTAGTTCACCTCTTGAGAATCCACCATACAACAACCTATCCAATTGCGGCCAGCCTGTTGAAACTTGCCCACCCGAATTGAAGTATTTCTCAATGCGACCCTTGGGGTCAGCAAAATAGTCTGTGCCCATGTCCTTGGTCAAACTAATTTGCACAGCATCTTTGATGAGTTTTTCTACAGGGTCAAACTCACCTTTTTCCAACAAGTCTGCGGCTTTTAAAATAGCACGTTCTAATTCTTGTCGTTTAGTAAATGATTCAAACTCACTCATAAACCACTCATAGTGTCCCTCGTTGAGCTCGGGCACTGCCTGTAACTTTACTCCACAAGTTGCAGTGATTTGGCTTCTGTCTGGCAAGGTTTTGTACTTGTCACTGTGTTCTTTTATAAAATCGGCTGCAGGTCTTAAACTTTTGTCAAAGTTTTGCGGGTTGTAAATGTTTTGAACACGCACATAACTTTGTGCATCCTCTACCATCATTTCAAGGAATAGTCGTTGGACATCAAGTCCGTATTCTTTTAACAAGTTGTTTTTTCCTTATTTCAATTTTAATTTTACTGGTTTCTCTGGCCTGCATTATAGTTAGCAAGGCTCCAAATCTTCCGTACTCAATCACCGCATCGTTGACATCTTTGATATGTTGAGGCCAATTGGGGATACTTACTGCCCATCCAAGTTCCACGGCACGGTTAATTAATTCTAGTCCAGCCTGATCCTGATCAGGCACAACAGTGACTTCTCGACCTAGACTACGAATTAATCTTGCTTGTGTATCACTGATGGAATTATGCATCACAGCAAGTCCACCAATACTAAGTGCATCAAATATACCTTCAGTGACAATCACTGACTGCCAATTATCGTGTTGCAAATCTGTGCCAAACACATAACCCGGTTGGCTGTCACTGATAAACTTAGGTTGTTTGTTGTCAAGAAACCTACATGTATAACCTACAATCTGATTATTATGAGTAAACGGTATTACTACGTGCGGCCTAGTCCAGTGGACACCATCGTTTTGTATCTGCACCATAACAGGAAAGTCTTCAGGCACCTGTCGACGACGTACATAATCCCTGTAGTCGCCTTCTTCTGTCAGCAGTTCTGCAAATGGAGGTAAATCACGTTCTTCAAACTCAATTGCACTCAGTGTAGTAAATGTTTTTTGGCGGTCTTCTAGTATGCCATGTATGTTACGATGTTTGAGACTTTCTAGGTTGATATGATCAACATCAGAATCAGACACACCCATCCAGCTCAAGAGCCTGCGGGCTTTGAATGTCAGTTGACGGCCAAGGATAAAGCTGGCAGTGTATCCACAGTTAAAACAATGATAGCTCCAACCTTGATCAGTGGCTTTGATGCCACCACGACCTCGTTTGTCTAAGCTGGCCCCATTGTGTGTGCAACAAATGGCGTTGAAGCTTATCCAGCCCGACGGTGTCTGTTTTCTTTTGGCGGGTAGATAAGAAAGGACATCTAGCATCCATTTATTATAGCATCATCAATGTGAGAAATCAAGTAGTCACGGATAATCTCATGTC